CACCCCCCAAAATAGTTTCTAATGATGAATGTTTTATCAAAGATGTCGAATCTTCCGAGAACTGTGGAATCCACAAATTGCATGATTGAAAAGATTTCTTCTGGCTTGCCGTTCTCGATTGGGGTGCCTGTTAGAGCAAACTTTATCTCTACCTTCTTGGCTAGTTCTTTTACCTTTTTGGCTCGTTTTGCCCGAAATCCTTTGATAGCGGTTGCTTCATCACAGACCATGGCGTCAAAAGTAACGTTCTTAATAAATTCCCAATCATTTACGACTTGCTCATAGTTCATGATTACATAGTCATGTTCGAACATTTGTTCGTATTGTTTATGGCGTTTAGCGGCTGTTCCATCAATAACTAATGGAGACTTGTCGGAGAACTTCTTTATTTCTTTTTCCCACTGGAATTTAAGGCTGGCTAGACACAGTACTAAAGTTAGTTTTGGTTTGAGTTTTTCAATGGCAGCAATAGTCATCGGTGTTTTACCGAGACCCATTTCATACGCAACTAGGATGCGTTTTTGTTCAGCCATTTTAGCAACAGCATCAACCTGATACGGTTTGAGTGTTCCCTTGAACATAGGCTGATTCTCCAAAAAGTGCTGTCACGGCGTTTTCAACACCCCAGCGAATTTCTGCGTCAGTCATATCTCCAGGGTCCTTCTTATTTGTATCACCATAATTGAAGAAAAACAGGTTCAACCCGTACTTCCTACTCCAGCCAAGCAACTCTTTTGAGGCTTTACGGCCAGCGTTGTCTATGTTCGGGTTATCGAAGGCCGCTATTACTTTGCTTGAATAGCGAAGAAGTTTTACTTGGTCTTCGCTTATAGATGACCCGCAAATAGCGACCGCACCAGTAATACCAGCAGACTCAATCCGAAGGCAATCAAGAGGAGACTCAACCACAATTGCTGTTTGTTCATTTTGTACATCAACTCCAAATAGTGTTTTTGATTTAGGTAATCCAGTTGGGCGGTTAAAGAAAGTACGGTCAACTGTGCCCTTCTCCTGCCAACCCATAAGTTTTTTAAAGTGAGGCTCACGCAAAGGTAAAACCCAAGACTGTTTAACGGTGTCCCATAAAACCCCGTACTTCTCTGCCGAGGCTTGAGTAACTTTGCGGTTCTCTAGTTGCTCTTCTGGTGGTGCAGTGAATACTGCTAAACGAGCCTCAGACATCTCTAGTGGCTTAGGTGCACCGTTGATGTAGTTGGGTAAGTCTTTTAATTGCTCCATTAGTTGTTCTACTGAAACATCTGCACTAACCTTCAGCCAATCTTTGGCGGCTTGGTAATCATAGGACTTGATGTCTCCCCATGACTGGATATAGAACTCTTTAACGTCACAGACTAGTTGGATTAAGTTCCCTTTGTATCCACAAGAGAAGCAGGTGTGCATACCTGAAGATAGGTTTATCCACCATGAAGGAGAGTTATCCGCTTTACCTGTGCGTTGAAAGTGTTGTGGGCATAGAGAGTTTGCCTCATTACCTCGGACATCATAGTCAACACCTAAAGCATCTAGGGCAGTTACTACATCAAATGTAATCTGCATTAGATGCTCCAAGGAGTGCAGTACTTACAGGTCTTTGACTTTTGCTTATCGTGGAAGCAACCAGTCTCCCAATCCCATGTGATTTCTTCACCACTAGGTGGGCAGTTACGAGATTGAACAATCTTAAGTAGTCGTTGCTTCTCTTCTTCTTCGATTGGTTCTAGACCTAGGATTACATCTGAGTCTTGAAAGAATGAGGATGAGTAACCGATAGAGTCAGCAGAAACTTTTCCGCCTTTCATCTTCCACAGCAATGTTTGTGTTGTGATGACAATAGGAATGTCCATCTTCTGAGCAACTCTTTTTAGGCCACGGGTAATGTTGGTCAGTGCTTGTGGGCTGTTAGCCTCACCAGTTATCTGGTCAAGCATCAAGTACACGCCGTCAACAAAAACAATGTCTGGGTTTAACTGTTCTATCTTGGCAACCAAAGCATCGATAGTTAACCCGCCCATAGCGTCAACCAAATGGAATGGATGTTCGGTCTTCATTTCTGTCAGTAACTCTTTATAGCGTTCTTCTTCTAGACGCTGTAGTTTACCGTTACGGAAACGAGTAGCAGACAAGTGAGCACGGATAGCGTCGTGACGCTGTGACTGCTCATGGTTGTTCATCTCAAAAGATTGGAACATCGGGGTCATGCCAGTAGCGTGAACGTTTACCGCCATCTGCAAAGCAATCTGCGATTTACCTGTTTTAGGTGGAGCAATAATAGTGATTAACTGTCCGCCCTGTAGACCCGAAGTGGCTTCGTCAATCTTGCTGAAGCCTGTCGCAATACCTAACAGTTTGTTGTTCTGTAAGTTCTCATACTCTTCAAAACGCTTGTCTGTATTCTCCGTAAGGTTTACGTGAGTAGTTCCAATAACTCCTTGGGCGTTGACGTTAGTAACTGTCTTACTCATTTCAGTAAGAGCGGACTCGTGGTCGTTTTGTGACATCTTTAGCATCACGTCTTGCAAACCATTACGGGTTAGTATGTTTCGACGGAAAGTAACCATCGTGTCAATTAGGTAATCCATTGACTCTTCAATGTTGTAGATAGTGAAGTTAGGGAAGTTGTCTTTAACTGTCTCTGCTGTTGGAACTACACGATAGTTGGTGTAGTGCTCACGGATAAACTTCCATACACGACGCAAATCGTCATCTACAAACCATTCATCTTTAATCCCCTGCTCAATTACAGGAATTATTACACGGTCTTTAATTACCTTACTTACAAGCCTTTGCTCGTTGTCCAATGCCATTTAGCCCTCTTCTATTTTTTAAAGATTATCTATTTCTATACCATAGGAGCCGTATCTTGCAACACGCTCTCTAATGTCTACCACACCTTTTAAGTTGGCACGATATGGAAGGATAGAAATAAAATCATCTATGTCTGTATATATTTCTGCGTAATTAAAAGGATTAGCAACTCTTCTTTCTAAAGTGCTCATCATCTTATCTAGGTTTTCTTGGTCCCAGCCAGATTCAGCAAAAGCGGCTAACTCAATAGACAACCCGTACTTGTTGCCTACGTTCCAAAGATGAGATAACGCAGCAAGATTTAGTTTAGTTACAAAACTTTTGATTTGCTTTTGCATAAAACCTGTGCGAACTTCTTTACTGTCTGTTTCCGCTACAACGTCAATGATGACAATGATACGTGGCGGTGTGTCATTTGAAATGTCTCCACGAATCATAGAATCTCAATTTTGCCGTATTTTAAAACAAGTTCACGAAACAAATCAGTATCATACAAAGCGTCCATAGCGGCCTCATCATCAACACCTGCGGGAATCCTTAAGTTGAACACACCACCAGAATCGGTGATTTTTTCTTGAACAAACTTAGCGTGTTTACACCTTGCGTTCTTTTGAAACCTAGAACAAGAGCATCGAGTTTTCTTGGAGTTCATTGCGTCAACAGCGACTTCGGCAATAATAAACTCTTCTTCATCTAAAAAGAATTGAACGGTACGCCACTCAATTTCCATAAGTCTCTTCCTCATCCCTGACGTAAATCCTTGCCAATAATGGCAACACGATGGAACGCCTCATGAGCAAAAGACCCCATAGCCTCTCCGTACTGGGCAGACCACTTATCACGGCTAACATTCGTTGTAATAATTGTAGGCAATGCTTTGTCGTAACGAGACCTTAAAATCTCATCAAATGAGGTGTCGTCATACTTAGAGCCATACTCTTTGCCTAGGTCGTCTAGGACTAGTACACGGACGTTTAGCCAATCTTCCTTAGCACGACCGTGGAAGCCTTCCATCTCACGATACAGGTCAGCACGGCTATCAGAGTCTGCGTCAATCAAAGCCTTCTTGCGAGATAGGAACTCTGGAAAAGTCATGTAGTAAATCGGTTTCATGTCTACTGGAGATAGTCCAGCAGGGATACCCAAAATGCGAGCCATGCTTTCTTCGGGCATACGACGAACAAACTCCATCAACGTAGTCACAGCGTGAGTAGTCTTACCCAACCCAGGACCACCATCAAACAGTAGACCAACGCCAGTAGTTCCTAGACCGCCAACATTCTTGATGACTTTACCTTCAAAAGCCAACTCAAGCCACTCCTCGATAATCTCAGGAAACTTGCCTGTGCGAGCAATAATGTCTGCTGGCTCCAAGCCCATAAAGCGACGAGGAATATTAGACTTATTGAAAATCCAGTTACGTTTCAACGAGTCAATCTCGCCGATGTTGTATGTCATGTTTAGCCCTTCATTTTTTCTTCATAGCGTGCTAACGAAGCACGACCTGGCATTGAGTTATCAAACTTTTTACCGTCAGAAGCATAAACGTACACGGTTTCCTCTTCAACCGCAACAGCAGTCTCAACAGAAACATTTTCAGCAAGAAACTTGGTTATAGCGTTCAAGAAAACACCATGCGAGTTCTTAGGGAACTTACGGATAGTAGCCATGTTGCGTTCATCACTGAAGAACTTCTCTAACGCAGCCATCTCTTGCACCGAGGTAACACCAAACTTCTTACGGTTCTGAGCCAACGCAATAGACAAACGCTTCGTGTTCACCAGCCCAGGAATACCCCTGACCTTAGCGTAAACCCGAACCGCAAACTCCGAAGCCACATCAGAAGCAGACCACTTCTCAATAGCCTTCTCCTG